TGCATATTTCATGGTCTATGATGAAGCAGGTGTGGGGAGAGTCGGTGGAAATTCCGACCCTAGTTGCAATGTGTATGCGTCGAGAGTCGATGTTTCATTGGGCGTGTGGGACGACGAATGGTCATCCGCATGTGGTAGCAGCGATGGCAGATTTGTTTCCTCAGAAGTTGGCTCGAGCAATTTTAAGTATGTCAAGATCCAATTTAGGTGATGCTCCCAAGGCGGCGTTTGCCCATTTGAATGAAGCAATGGATCTTTTGTATCGAAAGATGCGTGTGGACTTGACAAGGAAGGATACTTATAAGCTATCGTTGGCTGTCTTAAAGGATATGTACATGGGAGCGTCCAATGGACGCAGTAATGGTAAGAAGTTTGAGATTAAGCCGACGGTGGAACACCCAGAGCCGATTAAGGTATCTCCAAATGGTAAGAAGATTGACACTTTTGAACAAGAAGTGGAAGCGATCTTGGAGTACTTAAGGACAGGAAAGGAACCAAATATTCCTTGGGTGGTTCCCCCGAAAGATGAAAATTTTGTCGGGTTTGATAAGCAAGCGACTGATGAGAAATGGGCTCAGTGGCGGGAAAAGCTTCGTGTTTTCAATATTCCATGTTCCATTTATATTCTGTTGGAGCGACTGGTGTCGCACATTAGAATGTTTAGAGAGCGAGGATGGGTTATTAGGATTGGTCATAGATGGTCACATGGAGGAGCGGATACGTTAGCTCAGTGTCTTGGAGTTACAGTAGAGACAGCATGGATTGACCAGATGTGTGAAGGTGATGCTAGGCTTTATGACCAGACGGTGGTGGAGCAATGTGTGAATCTTTATTGGTCGTCGATGTCGAATTTTGTGGATCCGGAGTCAGAGGATTTTCCAGTTTTCGAGCAGATTGTGAAGTTCTTACTGAAGAATATGATAGTGCGCATTACTCAGCTCTTTGGTTCTATATGGGGTTTTGTCAAAGGAGGAGTTCCCTCTGGAGCGTATAACACGAGTCACATGGATTCTTGGGTGATGGCGATGTATTTTATGCTTTTTGCAGTTTATCAGTTGCGGACAGCTCCGGAGGATGAGCAGGAACAACTTGAAATGGAACTTTTAACGATTATTATGGTTATTGTCTATGGAGATGATCACTTGTATAATAAGGGAACAGGAAAAGGAGCAATTTATTTTTCAGCGACGAACTTTAAACATTTTATGAAGAAACATTTTAATGTGGAGATGAGGGATGTGAAGGATGGGATACCATTTTGTTCCAAGGTGAAAGATGGATGGATCATTAACTGGGGATCTACTTTTTTAAAACATCAGTTCATTATTAACCCAGAAAAGGGCGTCCCTGGACAGCCGAACTTTCTCCCGTTTAGAGAATCGAGGGAGTATTTAGTAAGAGCCGTCTGGGGACGAATTACCCGACCGAGGGATTGTATTGATACGATGTTGTCAATTATTGGGCATGCTTATGGAACTTATGCGTCAAATCGTGACGCGTATGATCGGCTCTGTATGTTTTATGCGGAGTTGTTAAGTGAATCAGGAGCAGCTGGGAATTTGGCTCAAGTTATGCGGGAGCGCATGACTTTGGACGATTTGAAGAAGATTCGGCAGATGGGTTTGACTGAGGAAGAGGTGGTTTCAGGTTTTCCTTCGTGGTATACTTTAGTTCAGAAGAATATCGTAAATGATTCATATCAGAATATAGCTGGGAGAGATCCGGAGTCGGTTTTGGACTTGGATGATTGTAGCTGGAATTGAATGATTTGTTGCAAATGCCTGTGCGCAGAAAGTTAGGCGAAAACTGCTGACTAGCAGTCATAATCTAAGTGGAGATTAAAGACTTAAAATATTTGAATAGTAGTCATATAACTCAGTTTAAAAAAAAAAAAAAAACACGCG